ATGGTCAAAGTTACCTTTTGGTAATAAATACCCTCTTAATGTAACAGTAAAGTTTGTTCTCACTAACCTTTCAGTATCTCCTATTTCTGTTGCGTCTGTAAAGGTATCTACACTTGTTCTAAACCTCATTTTATCAGGATGTCCCCAATAAGCTCCATCTGAGTATACTACTCTTTCAACTATTTTATTCATCTGTTCTATGTAAGATGTCCAAATAATAAAATCATAAGTTAACGTAACATAATCTGGAAAAGTTACATTGTAATATTCTTTTTGTGGTAGTAAACCTATCTGTGATTTAAAATTACTATATTTGTTTATATCTGAAAACTTCTTTTCAAATGTATAAAATTGATGTGGATTATTTGCATCTAATTTATCTTGAGGCACCATATCATCTTTTGCAATAGATGTTCTACGATATACAATAACTGGAGTGATAGTTTGTCTTTTTTTATCTTTCATAAAACCATCACGTTGTATAGACTTCCACCTTTCAGGAGAAGCATACATAACTGGAACCTTTACATTTTCACCATTATCCTCTACAGATGGTTTTATTACATCATCAAAATAAGACATAATAGCTCCATCCATGTCCATCAAGGTAACTTCAGGATTTTTTATATCCTCATCTGACCTTGAATACAGATATCCTCTATTTAAAACTCTTTGTTTTCTTGGTAATGGTTTGTTTGATGCACTTCTATTTGACATTATACACTTCTCACTCTTTCAATATTTAAGTTAGATATTCTTACTAAGAATGAATTACATACGACTGAGTGATTATAATCAGTTTGACCACCAATTAACTGATTTTCACTAATTGATGATATTTCCCAATATCCACTATTCCATTCTACGACATCTCCAATTTCAATAACATAACTAACATCAACTAGTGATTGCCGTACAAAAGAAAATAAAGCATTTTGTTGTAAATCAGGACCAAATTCATCTGTAGTTGTAGTTTGGTCTTCTGCATCAACTACTGCACTAACTTGTATACCTGGCTTGTATACTTTCCCCTCTGAAGTTTCTCCGTACATATTTACTTCGGTGTCATATACTGAAACTTTATATATGACTACTGGCTGATATATGATACCATCTTGATTACTATACAAATCACCTACAAGTTCTTTGTTAAACTTATCAAATGTATCTATGTCTTTTTGTGAATAAAAACGACTTGGCATTTATTTATCCTATAAAAATTGGAATCGGAACTTTATTTAACTTCTCATTTAGAAATTCAGCTTCATCTTTGTCAGCTTCTAAAAGAGCTTTCCTACTCATCTGTTCTAATATTTCTCTTAATTGACTAACCAAAACTTCTTTTTCAGCAGAAGCTTCACTTCTTAACGTGTCACCATCTAGCGTGGTATCTGAATTGGGTATTGGTATAGTTCCATATTTACTTCTAATTATACCCAATAACTCTTTACATAAAGCCAATCCATATTTACGAATCCATTGTTTACCGACATCGTTAATAAAAGCATACTGCATATTATCATATGGAACATTGGAATAATCTGATACTACATCAGACGAACCACTATATTCTGATATTAATGGATTATCTCTTTCAGCAGTATCTACGTAATCAAAATACATAGTACTATCGCCTGTTGGATCTGGAAATATTCTTATTTTATTGTTTGTTAATGTAAAGGAATGAGTAGACTTTCTAATTGAATCATTAAGTTCAATTGCCTGTACTCTTAATAAATCTTCAAAAAGTGGCATTAGTGTAAATGATACGGCAGGAGATTGATTACCAAATCCAAATCCTTGTACCATGTTTATTGTACCATATCCTGTTGTCGCATAAGGATCAAAAAATCTTTGCATTGCTGGAGTACCTTCAAAGTAAACTCTTTTTACTTCTATAGCTCCACTAGCACTTACATCTGCAAATAAACTATTCAAATCATACTCTTGAACACCAGTAGTTAATGAGAAAGAACCTTTCTTAATATCAACATCACCACCAACTCCAGCTTCAGTACCATATTGTTTTGATAAAAATACACTTCTACCCAACGTGGGTGTAACTCTTTTATGTGTTACGTTTGAACCAGTTGCTTGACCAGTGAGGTGTAGTAGATTATCTTTTATATTAAATTGATTTACTTGTGCCGAGTATTCTGAAACAGACTCTTCAAAACAAGCGTAAAAAGAACCAGATTGTAGTTCTACAGACATGATTGGATATCCCAATCTTCTAGCACACCAATCTGCAAACTTATCTACATCTGATGTGAAATCGCTATCGGAATCATATAATCCCCACGGAGTGTCACCACTTGAAAATGAACTACTTCCAGCCCAAATTACTTCCTGTGCCATATAAATTCTCCTAAATTAAATACATTTGTTCATTAATAAATATAAGAAGAGATAATATTGGATAAAAAAAAGGGGAGTAAAAACTCCCCCTTTTTCATTTTGTACCTAAAGTACTGTATTAGTTGACATTAAACGAAGTTTACGTCAGCAACTATTACTTTACCATAGAACTCTGGTCTTACGATTTTCTTCGCATACCTAGTCATTACACCTTTTCTTGGTGTAAAGTTCTTAGGATCATAGACAAGAGGTGTCATGATTAACGGTACGTAAGGTGCATATACAGCTCCAGTTTCTAGGAAGTTACTTCCACGGAAACCAACCAATATCACGTTTTCAAACTGATAAGGGTTTTTGTAAACTGTGTATCTGTTATTCAACAGACCAGCTTTTTGAACACCCATCGCGTAGGATTTAGATGTTGAATCGCCGTCTGAAGAAGTAGCATATCCAGGAATAGATTCTAGGATAGTAGCAACTTCAGGACTTACTACGATGAAGTTTGCACCACCACGTAGAGTCTTCTGATGAATTGCGTTAGAAACAGACTGTATCTTGTTACCAAGAGTCTGGAACCAATCACCTTTTGTGTAAGCGTTAGAAGCACCTGATGATTCTGCAAATAATTTAGTTACAGAATTATACTCGTGTCCAACTCTAGCTGACCATTTTTCGGTCTTAGCGTTAGCATTTAGATGAAGCATCTCTAGGATTTCTAAATCGATTTCCATAGAAACGTACTCACTTAATAGTGAAGTAAGTTCTGCTTCAGCATCAACACTATGATAAGCGTTAAGGTCTTGAGCAAGCTCAGGAGTCCAAACAGCTTTCAACTTACGTGTCTTAGCAACAATTGCCTTTGAACGCATTGATATGTCAATTTCTGGAATATCAATATCGGTTTCAGGATTAGCACTAATATCAGTAGAAGTAGCTTCAAAATCACCACGAGTGATGTCTGAAGGCTGCTTATGATAATTAACTGTTACTGTACCAGCTGCTCCTAGTGAACCATTAACAATGAAACGTACATGAGTAGCTCCAGTATTTCCAGGTTCTACTTCACTACCATTTACACCATCTCTAAGAGAAGTGTAAGCTGGATAGTAAGCAGTAAAAGCTGTTGAACCAGTTATTTCCCATGCTTTTGCACCTTCATTATCTTGATTAGTTAATTCTGATAGCGGAAAGTCATAGTACTTCAAGTCACTTAATGAAGCAGATAAACCAGGTTCAAAATCAACGTCTTCCCAGACTATTGAACCAGTTGCATTTGCACCACCAGTAGCTGCAGTTCCTATTGCAAAAACTTCACTTGCGTGGTCGTTAATTGAGTATCCGAATTTACCAGCTCCATAAAGACCTTGGTTTGGATCTGCATTTGAACCAGATGTTACACCAAAGACGTTTTGACCGCTGTTAAAACCAGCTTGTTCTGTTCCGTACTTGAAATCAAGATAGAAGATTAGACCAGAAGGAAGGTTCATAGGTTGAACAGAAACGAATTCCTGAGCTGCTAATTCACCAAAGATTTTTCTAACCAATGGTAATGCAACACCAGACCACTCTTCAGAATTAGCTGATGTACCTGTTGAACTAGCTTCGTCAATAAGTTGACGTGCTTGGTTCTCTAGGAGTACGGCCATTCCGTTAGTCTTCTGTTCATCCGAAATACCTTCTAACAATCCGGTAGCTTCCCACTTCTTGATCAAGCCACGAGTTTCCTCTTGTCG